CACATTATATATAATCCCCCAGATCTGTATGACTCACCACTTTTTCAAGGTGCTCTCTTGCTTTCACACTTAAACAACAACTTTAACTAAGATTCATACTATACTGTCAATCAACAACTTATAAGCGTTACTTAGAATTCACTTTAAGGCTTGACTTTGTAAAAAAAAAGCTGTAACTTTGCCCAAGCTTGTTAGCGATCAAGACACTAAGAAGCTATTTAGACGCTAGGGAGTTGCTTTTATGAATGCGTAAGCGCATTAATCAACTCAGGTGAGCGTCAATCAAACTAATTAAGCTGTGAAGGGCACGAAAACTGTCCAATAGGGGGCGGGGACAGAATACCAGGAGAGCCCCCCCACATATACCACACCATGTATGTGTACGATTTGGGATAAAAATAATGCATTATATTTGCGTTATGGCAACTCTCAAGGTTACAATCAAAGAGGAACTCGTACTAAACGGGAAGGATGTAGGGAATAACAACTACATCGCTATCTCTGGCATTAATAATGCTGAGCACAGGGTGGTCACCCTCCCTAATAACTCAGAGCAGAGCGTTCTTTTGTTTCATCCCACTGCGGTATCGGCTGGTACTATAGTGGATGACACTTTGAGGTACTTAAGGTTCACAAACCTTGACTCAGGAAATAACATCCAATTGCGTTTTGTGACAGATTCCGATGGAGATCAGTATGCTGTCATTGTAGAGCCTGGTGAGAGTTACATACTTGGCAATGACGATATGTTTGCTGAGTCAACTACAGTTACAGATAACCCAACATTGGATACCGCATCTACGATTAACTCTGGGTTGCTTAATATTGAAGCTATCTACGCTATGGCTGTAGGTGCAGATTGCGAATTAGAAATGTTTTTAGCTACAACATAATATGAGATCTTTACACAAAGGAAGAAAGCCCGCTAATGCTATGTATGACTTCGCCAGTAATGGCGCTGTACTGAAGTACATGTGCGGTGGCAAGAACTATAATTACGGGGGTAAGATGATGGTTGACGGTGGCGTCAATTACGACCTCGATGAAGAAGAAAGTGATGACCCAGATCCAAAAAACTACAGAGGAAGAGAGGCTAGAGAGCGCAGACTGGAGGCAAGAGCAAAGATGAGAAGAGACGTAAGAGAGAATGCCAGACCAGAAGCCAGAGAAAGAGCCCGTGGTGAACTCATGGGTACTGCTACTGCCGAGTTTACTGGACAGGGAGATATAAGGGGTTCTGAATACTACAGACCTCGAAAGAAAGCCAGAATGGAGTCAGAGCTTTTAGAAAAGGCCGCCGAGCTTGGTATCCCTCAAGAAGCGTTCGGAATGACAAAAACCAGAGAGGGTATTCCAAACTTTATTTATAACGAAAGGCTTCCTGGTGGTGGTGAAGTTATGGCCTCTCTTTTCACTAAGGATATGACTGACGAAGAGTTGATGGATAAGATCAACAAGTACGAGGAGTTTCAGAACCTTTATACTGACTATGTGAACCCTACAAGACAGGTAAACGTAATTGGAAGACCAGATGTGGATCGACCAGTCAGAACCCCTAGATACAGAGCCCCAAGGAACTGGAGCTTTGGCAGAGAGGGCGCTGGTAGAGCAGGACAAAGAACACCAAAGGTGCGTTGTAAAAAAGGTCTCCCATGTCCAGCATTTGCAGAAAAGGGAGCTTACGGATAAGAAATACAATAAGCATACAAATAAAAAAGGGGCCTTGCGCCCCTTTCTTTATGCCCTTACTCCAACGGCCCTTACGTATTTAAGGGGGTGGGGTAAACGTGAGTGCTTCGCCCACTTCTTATCGATTAGCGTGTAAGTAACTGGCAAGAGCTCACCGTCTTTGTATGACAGAATAGCGTACGTACCGTATTCTTCGAATTCGTGGCAGATCTTACCGCCTTCGTATTTGGCTTCGCATTCGCGGTTGTAAAGCTGTCCAGTAGATTCCAATACTTCTACTACCCCGCTCTTAACTACGTTGTAAAACGCTCGTCGGGTAATTGGTCGGAAAACGCTCTGAGGGATATCGATATCAATCTTGTAAACGACGATTGAGTCAACACCAGACTTAGTTGGGTAAAAGCCTTGCGTTACTGTTTGATCCTGAGCGGATGCCAATGACAGACTTAATGCAGCTGCCAGCAAAATTAAAATGATTCTTTTCATAGCAATGAGGGATTTAAATTGTTTCGTAAATTCGTTTGCTGATCTCAATGTAGGGATCTATTTCACCGATTGCAAGTTTTTTACAAATTTTTACATTTCAAGATGATCCTCAGAATTGGAAAAACAGGCCCCGAAGTGGCGCAAATACAGTCTTTTTTAGGTATAGTTGCTGATGGAGTGTTTGGCCCTAAGACTCATGAAGCTGTAGCCAAGTGGCAGAGGGCTAATGATTTAATACCAGATGGCATTGTTGGACCCAGAACATGGGAGGCAATGGATTTAGTCTCTACAGATGACTCAGAGAAGTCCTACACGACAAGCAATGGTCTCGTGGTAAATAAGAACTTTATGCCAGGGCACGAGTATTGCCACGGACCAGTAAAGCCAGAGTGGGTATTCTTGCATCACACAGCGGGATGGAACAACCCATTTAGGACTATTAATAACTGGGCGAAAGACACCAGGGGTAGAATAGCTACTGAATTTGTGCTAGGGGGACAGTCTATTAAAGGTAATGACGATAAGTATGATGGCGTCCTGGTTCAGGCCTTCCCACAAGGTAACTGGGGGTATCACTTGGGTAAGAACGGTTCGTTCGAGATGCATAAGAAGTCTGTCGGTATCGAGGTAAATAACTTCGGGTATATCAAGGACGGCAAGACGTATGCTGGCACCGTAGCAGATCCATCTCAGATTGTAACACTAAAGAAGAAGTTCCGAGGATACAAAGATTGGCACCGCTATTCTGATGCTCAGATCGAGTCATTACGGCTTTGGATCCTGTGGATTGCAGAACGAGATAATATCGATGTACGCGCAGGACTACCCGCCCTCATCAAGGAAAAAGGTGCAGATGCTTTTGAGTGGAATGAAGATGCATACTACGGAAAAGTAAAGGGTTTGTGGACACACACGAATGTCAGAAAAGATAAGTCTGATATGTTCCCGCAGGAGGATCTTATGGATATGTTAATCTCTTTATAATGGCAAAGCAAGTAGCTAATTACGCACCCTCAAAGAGCAAGGTGAGCCGACCAGGGGTTCACTCTAAAACGAAATCATCTAAGAATAAAAAAAGCAAGAACTACAAGAAATCGTACAGGGGACAGGGAAAATAAAATTTCATATATTCGCGCCCCTTTTAAACCAAACGAGATGCACGAAGAAGACGATTTCAACGTAGACTTCTTAGATCAAGAGAAGCTCAAGAAGCAAGAAGATAAAATAAAGTCTGGTGAGATAACCTGTAACATAAAGGACCCAGATAATTGTGAGAGTTGCAGTGGTTAAAGGGATTTATAAAAACTCTGTACCGCCATTCTGCCTCTCTGGGATAGCGCATACCTTACTCGGTAATTGTATTTCGTCTCATCACGAAACAAATGATCCTCTAGCGTCTGAGAGGGCGTAAGCTTATCGAAGTGCTTATATATGTACCCATCTTTCATTAGCGGGTATATTATTCTATCCGCTAGGTTATCTCTGTTCATTCCATACTCCTCGGCCGCCCACTTTATAGTAAAGAACTCTAAGTCGTAAACGAATAGCATAAAGTGTAAGTATCCTTTCGTGAGGCTTGTGTTTCTATCTAAGAAATCGTTTGTAGCGCTCCTAAGGTTCTTTAGGTGATTCTCTTTTACGTACTTATCTGGCAGTGGTGAGAACTCCCTGAATAATCTTGATTTCTTTACAGTAGACCTGGGCATTAATTATGTCGTATATTTGATTTATAACAAATTTAAATCATGGACACCAAGGACACCCTCTTCTTTGCAGAAATGTATTCATTAGTTAAGAAGATGGAGGAAACCATCGAAGAGTTTGATATGCAGGATAGGGTGCTTACCTCCATAGTAGTTGGGGTACTTGACCTGGACGCTATAGAGTACGGTGAGACTGAGGCCGAAATGAAAACTATGTACAGCTTTAATCTTCAGAGCAGATCGGAATTAGACGCTTTAAAGAAAGTAATGGATACCGCTTATGTTGATGAGGATGATGATGATGATGACATAGATCTTAGTGACCTCCTTGGTGATCTTGATATATCATTAAACTAATGGAGGGACTTATTAGAAAAATTGTCATAGGGGAAGACCCTAAGAATGGCATGGCATACTATGTGGGTATGCGAGCAGGTGATGGGAAGGTGGATTCAATTATTTTGGATGAGAGGCATCTTCATAATTACTCAATTGTTAGATATCTTGTTTACATTAAAAATGAAAATGATGTACTTTTGTGGAAGGCTGTAGATAGCATGCCATGCATAATTGAGTACGATTTAAATTTTTAATTAATGAGAACATTTGATTTGTTCGTCGTTAAGCTTGAGAAAACACTTAATGATACAATTAAGACCGATAGTGGTCTAGAACTATACATAGATACTAGATTCAATGAATTCGAAAACAGAATCACAGAGGGGCCAGTCGTTGCGGTCCCGTTTAAGCACGACACTGGCGTGGAGGTCGGTGACGTACTTTATTTCCATCATCTTGTTGTTATTAACGACGGTCAGCCTCTTACTGGCGAGGATAACCACTATCTTGTACGCTACGATCCTGATCATACCATTAATAACCAGGCTATTGCTTACAAGTCTGCAAAGACTGGCAGAGTACATCCGCTGGCGGGCTGGGCACTTCTCGAACGAGTGGAAGAACCAGAAGAAGAACAGTCCAGTATTATCGATGTTATTAAACTTAAGGATAACCCTGTCACGAAAGGCATGGTCTCTTTTACGGCGCCTTGGGTGGAAGTTCTTGGGCTGAATATTGGGGATGTAGTTGGGTTCAGAAAGAACATAGATTATCGCATCAGCATCGAGGGTAAGGAGTATTATCGCATTCGATCAGAAGACTTGATGTATGTCGAAAAGTAAGTTCACTACTATTAGTGCTGCTGAGCGCCTAATGTCAAGTATGGAGGTGGCTATCAATAATATGATCGAGGAGGTTAAAAAACCCGTCGATCCCGAGGCTGGTGGGTCAGCGAGAAAAGCTGAGCTACAATCCATAAAGCAAACTGCTATTGATTGCAAAGAGCTTTTGGTGGAGCGACAGCGCTTAGAACAAATGGTTAAGGATCTCAAGAACAATGGAGAAATTGAAGAAGCAAAAGACTACTCAGGCGGATTCGCAGAGAGGTTCTCAAAGTAACGCTAGCGGTCTCATTTATTGGGATGACTATAACTTTGACAATCAGACAGATACAGCTGGTTACTTAAAGGAAGGCTTTAACATTATCTACGATGCCCCAACAAGACGGAACGCTAACTAGCTATCCTTCTACAATAGATTATTACAGCGATGAATGGACTCATGAGTGGTCTAGTGGTGTGGATGGCACCGCACATTTTAACCCATGTAACACGCCTAACCCACCGTGGTGGTGCGAAGAAGAAGAGCCCGTCCCCGTCGAACCAAACATTTTAATAATTGTTGGAATGTTCATGTATGGAATTGCTCTCTTAGCTCAGAGGTCAGAGCAGCGAACTCATAATTCGTAGGTCATTGGTTCAAATCCAATAGGGAGCACATGGAAGGCGTAACTCATAAAATCTGTCCTAGATGCAAAACAGATAAGGATGCGTCTGAATACTACATCAGGAAAGGCAGAAAGGAAAAACGCCTAAGCGGGTTTTGTAAAAGATGCTTATCAGAGAACAGGGTAGAAAGGGGTAGAGAATATAAATCTAAGTGCGTTGAATACAAGGGCGGTTGTTGCGAAAAATGCGGTTACAAAAAATCAAATTCAGCTCTTGAGTTTCATCATGTAGATCCCTCGCAAAAAGATTTTGGGATTGGAGGACAAAGAAGAACTAAATTTGACGATATTACTAAGCTGGAGCTAGATAAATGTTTACTTTTATGTGCTAATTGCCACAGAGAAGAACATGAAAGAATGCACCTGTAGCATAATCGGATAATGCAACAGCCTTCTAAGCTGTCGATTGGGGGTTCGAATCCCTCCAGGTGTACAAATTAAATTGAAATGAGCAAGCCAACAGTTTGTCTCAGTATGATAGTAAAGGACGAAGAGAAGGACATCGAGCGATGCCTGAGGAGCGTCTACAAGTACATTGATTACTGGGTAATTATCGATACAGGATCTAAGGACAAGACGATCAAGAAGATCAAGTCATTGATGAAGAATAGGTTCAAGGTGCCTGGCGAACTTCATGAGCGCCCATGGGTAGACTTCTCCCACAACAGGAACGAAGCCTTAGAGATAGCTGAGACGAAAGCTGATTACGTCATGTTCATGGATGCCGATGATGTTTTTAAAACAGATCCTGGCTTTAATCTTGATTTTTTAAGCTCTGATCACCTTTGCTATAACTGCGCCTTCTCAGTAAGAAACACGAGCTTTGAACGAACCCTTATGGTTAAATCCAATGAGGGATGGAAATATAAAGGTGTTTTGCATGAGTATATAGTAAAGATCTCACCAGATGAGGACTTGAAGTTTATTGGGCTTGCAGAAAATTGCCGAATGTTTGCCTCGGCCTCTCCGCTAAAGAGGTTTAATTCTGAAAAAGAAAAATACTTGAATGATGCTTTGATTCTGGAGCAGGAAATGATAAAGGATCCAGACAACACAAGGAATCAGTTTTATCTTGCTCAGTGTTACGCTGATGCTGGACTCACAGATTTAGCCATAGATAATTATGAGAAAAGAATACAGATGGGCGGATGGGATCAAGAGATTTACATATCTCTTTTCAGGAGGGCTGGTCACATCATAAATAATGGGTGTTCTGAAGAGAGGGCTATTCATGAAATGTCTAGGGCATGGGAGTATATGCCATATAGGTATGAAGCAGCTGCTGCTTTAATGTCAATGCTTGTGTCAAACGGAAGGGCCTCGCTAGCCTTTTCGTATGGAGAAATGACTATTATGTTTCAGAAGGTTTTTGGGGCTGGAACTTCCTTCCATGTTTCCGATCTTTGTAAGAACTATTCTTTTCCAAGAAATTATGCTGTTGCGGCAGAAAAATGTGGTTTTTACGAAACGGCCTTATCTGCATTGAGATTATTAAGACAAACTGGGGGAGAACACATAAAACCAAAAGAGTTAGATAAAAAAATCAAAGAATTAGAGTCCAAATGTTCAGCGTAATTATCCCAACCATGTGGAAATCCATAAGGATATGGGGCATGTTCCACAGGTTACATCACTCTGACTTTGTTGATGAGATTATAGTCATTGACAACGCAAAAGAGGATCGCCCCAACTCACAGCTTTACAGCAAGGTTCGGTTGATTGAACAGGAGGAGAATATATTCGTGAACCCAGCCTGGAACCTGGGTGTTAAAGAGTGCAGGAACGAGAACATATGCATTTTAAATGATGACGTCACGTTTAATGTAGATGAGGTTTTCAATGTGGCGAATCTAGTTCTCTCGGATCACCCAACATCATGTTTGGGTGTTCACCCAATAAGCTATAGAGGGTATGCGGGACCAGTTGAGGTTGAAAAAGGAGCCATCATAGGTCAAGGGTGGGGGTGCTGTATCTTCTTGAAGAAGGATAACTGGGTGGATATTCCCGAAGAACTTAAGATATGGTATGGAGATGACTGGATTGTAAAGAATCACGAGAAGTCATTCTCCGCTGCATTTCAGATATCTACAGAGATGTCTACTACAAGTGATCTTGAGGAGCTGAGCAGTGTTATAAAGCATGATCTTGAGGAGTGGAGAGAATTGAATTTATCTCCAGTAAAAATAGGCATATCGTCAAATGTCGATTTTTATGAAAAAACAATTCCGATTTGTGTTAAGTCTATAATTGATTCTGGTTTTGACCCTTCTGACATATATGTTTTTGTTGGTGGGTATGGTGGGGATTACGAAATAATGGACGTTGGGTTTAATGTAAAGGCTTATAAGTGCCCTCACAATTCGTTTGATTTTACATCAGTTGTCTCCATAATAGAAATGGGGATAACCGATTACAATTGGTTCTTATTGCATGATACTATAGAAGTTGACAGCAACTTTAAAGACATTCTTGACTCCCAGGTCTTGTATTCAGGCAAGAGGGTAAATAGATTTCCTAGCATGAGTATGGGCAGCTATGATAAGAATTCTTTTTCTCTTGCTGAAAGCAAAATAGATGTGATAAAAAACATATCTAAAGATAAGTGCGTTGAGATGGAGGATGAGTTTACGCGGCATCTGCCCAACATTTGTAGCGGGTTTGAGCCACTAGGAGTTATGGATGTTTATGGTAATGGAGTTGAAAGGTTTGTTGAGTACTATAGAGAGGCTGGCATAAAAAAAAACAAGGCAAACAATGGGACAAAAACCACCTGGATTACAGACTTATGATCTCCTAATGGTTGGGTCTGGATTGTTTGGTTCTGCGTTTTCTAGAATTGTAGCAGAAAGGGGCCTTAATGTTTTGATTCTAGAGAAAAGAGACCACATAGGTGGTAACTGCTACTCAAAAAAAACAGAAAACATTGACGTTCATGTATATGGCCCCCACATATTTCATACAGATAACGAGAAAGTTTGGAGCTGGGTAAATAGGTTTTCTGATTTTAATCAGTTTGTATTTTCTCCAGTCGCATATAACAATGGAGAGGTGTATTCTTTACCTTTTAATATGTGGACTTTTAACAAGATGTGGGGCGTTACGACTGAGAATGAAGCTAAAAGGAAAATAAGCGAGCAGTCATTTGATGGCACTCCTTCAAACCTAGAGGAACAAGCACTGTCCATGATAGGTAAGGACCTGTATGAAAAGCTAGTAAAGGGGTATACGAAAAAGCAGTGGGGCGTTGACCCTAAGGAATTACCAAAAAGCATCATTAAAAGACTTCCACTTAGGTTCGAGTGGAACAACAATTACTTTAACGACAAGTATCAGGGCGTCCCGTCTGACGGATACACCAAGATGTTTGAGCGGATATTAGATCACGAAAGAATAACCGTACAGCTTAATTCAGATTATCTTGGAGAAAAGCATCGCTATGATGGACTAGCCAAAACCATAGTGTACACTGGTCCAATAGACAGATACTTTAATTATTGTTACGGGGATTTGAATTACAGGTCTTTAAGATGGGAAACCAAAGTAATTGACTCCGACAACTATCAAGGGTGTGCTGTTATGAACTTTACAGATGAGGAAACCCCCCATACCAGATCTATTGAACACAAATGGTTTAATCCTAGGGGTCAAAAAAAGACAGTAATCAGCAAGGAGTTTCCTAAAAAATACGCCAGAGGAGAAGAACCCTTTTACCCTTGTTACGATGAAGAGAGTTCATATAGGTACAAAAAATACAAGTCTTTAGCTGACAGGGAGGAAAACGTGATATTTGGTGGAAGACTAGCTGAATATAAGTACTACGACATGCATCAGGTGATAGCATCTGCCATGAAAAAAGCTGAAGTATTTTTACAGAATGAATTTAATTGACGTAAAAGGATATGAAACTAAAGGGATTAAGATCGACCCTAACGGTACAGAGGGAGAAGTTATCGAGCTCCACGGGCTACTCGTGGTACTTCCAAAGAAACCGCCCAGATCGCAGATTCTCTTCCATGACCTACCAAAGGCAATGCAGCTGTGGCAAAGGATACCTATGCCAGAGGAGTTGCAGCGGATACGCAGTATGGATGAGTGGCTCGAAAAGCCTTCCGAGTTTCGAAAGAAGTTTCATTCTTACATCGAACAGGAGTTTCAGCGTAGGCGTGACGGTGTTTGGTTTTACAATAATGGGGAACCTACGTATATTACAGGGAGACACTATATGTTTCTACAATGGTCTAAAATTGATATCGGATACCCATCATACCTCGCTTTCCAAAGGGAAATCTTTCTCCACATGGCTGCTTGCGAAGCTGATCCCCGTTGTTTCGGTCAGCTTTATACTAAGTGTCGTCGTTCTGGCTACACTAATATATGCTCTTCTGTCCTTGTGGACGAGGCTAGTCAAGTTAAAGAGAAGCTTCTGGGCATTCAGTCGAAAACTGGTAAAGACGCGCAAGAAAACATTTTCATGAAGAAGGTAGTTGCGATATTCCGCAGCTACCCGTTCTTCTTCAAACCAATTCAGGATGGTACTACGAATCCCCGCATGGAGCTCGCTTTCAGAGAGCCTTCGAAAAGAATTACTAAAAACAACAAGACCTCAAACCGAGGAGACGCGCTAAATACCGTTATAAACTGGAAGAATACTACGAATAACGCATATGACGGTGAGAAGCTACATATGTTGTATTTGGATGAGGCTGGGAAGTGGGAGAAGCCATCAGACATAAGGGAAGCTTGGCGTATTGAGCGAACATGCCTTATTGTTGGTAAGCGCATAGTAGGGAAGGCTATTGTTGGGAGTACAGTGAACCCAATGGATAAGGGCGGTGATGAGTACCGAGGGTTGTGGGCTGATTCTGATCCCGATGAAAGAAATAATAATGGAAGGACCAGATCTGGTCTTTACCGCATTTTCATTCCAGCATATGAGGCCTTAGAGGGGTTCTTTGATAAGTATGGGAATGCTGTCATAGATGAGCCAGAGAAAGAGCTTATTGGCGTTGATGGTGATTTCGTTAATCAGGGCGCGAAGACATACCTGAAGAATGAGAGGAAGTCATTTAAGAATGACCCATCAGAGCTTAACGAAATTATTAGGCAGTTTCCATTCACCGAAGATGAGGCGTTCAGGGACAGCATTGAGGGGAGCTTATTTAATATCGGTAAAATATACCAGCAGATAGAGAGCAATGACGACCTATTCCCGAACCCAGTAGTTCAGGGTAATTTCATATGGAGGAAAAAAGACGAAGAGGTAGTTTTCTCTCCAGATCCGAATGGTAGGTTCCGTGTTGCATGGCTGCCCCCAGCTCACTTGGCAAATAAGAAAGCTGACAATAGAGGCAAGAAAGTCGCCCCAAATGCACACATAGGGGTGGGCGGTGTTGACTCATACGACCTTGATGTTACCGTAGACAGCAGAGGGTCTAAGGGTGCTTTACATCTTTATAACAAGTTCAATATGGATGTCCCCCCTAATATGTTTGTTGTAGAGTACGCTTCTCGCCCAGACTTGGCTAGCATCTTTTACGAAGATGTGCTTATGTGTGCTTTTTATTATGGGTACCCGATACTTATAGAAAACAATAAGTACGGTATCGCAAGATACTTTGAATCAAGGGGTTACGACGGTTACTTAATGGACCGTCCAGAGCATTTAAAGTCTGCTAGTTCTTCTAGCGTTAGAACGAAGGGTATACCATCTAATTCACAGGATGTTATTCAGGCTCATGCTCATGCAATCGAAGCATACATTCATGATCATGTAGGCATTAATCTTGAGAGTGGAGAGATTGGAAAGATGTATTTTAATAGAACGCTGGAGGATTGGATAAGCTATAAAATTGACAAGCGAACTAAGTTTGACTTGACTATTAGTTCTGGGCTGGCCCTTCTTGCTGCTCAAAAAGCAAAGAAAGAAAAACCGCCCGCTGATTTTTCAGAGAAGCGCTTTTTCAGGAGATATAAGGTCTAACATGGATTTGCTATATTTGCAAAATACGCATACACTGCAAAAAAATCCATGAATAATACAAACAGTAAAAAGAAGGGCACTTCTTTTCCAGATCCTTTAGCTGAAGCCAGCAAAAAGGAAAGCAGGGAGTACGGCTTGCAGTATGCTAAAGCGATAGAATCTCAGTGGGGGAAAAACACAGAGGCTAACTCTCTGTTTGGTCAGAGGTCTTCCAGGATTGAAAAAAACAGGGATTATGCTAATGGCGTACAGTCAACAAATATATACAAAAAGCTTCTTAGGTCATTAAACCCAAATGATGGTGATGGAAGTTTGCTGAACCTTGATTACACTCCAGTACCTATCCTCCCTAAGTTTGTTCGAGTTGTAGTAAACAAAATACTATCCAGGGAGCCATACCCAAACCTAGAGGCTGTGGACCCTCTTTCCTCCTCTGAAAAGAACAGAAAGAAAAAGAGTATTGAGCTTCAGGTGGCGAACAGAGAA